CATCAGGTCGGTGTCGGGGATCTGGTGGACGAGGTCGAGCCAGCCGCACGCCGGCACGGGCAGCAGCTCCGGTTCCGCGGTGTCGCAGGGTTCGGGCATGTACCAGTGGGTGGTCACTGCGGCCTCCCTTCGCGCCGTACCTGGCCGCGGCTGTCGAGGATCCCGTCGGCCTGGGCGAGCAGGCGGAGGGCGCGGCGGAGGACGGAGCGCAGGGGTTCGCGGCGGCGGGCGTAGGCGGCGAGGATCTGCGCGGAGCCGTCGTCGGGGACCCAGCGGATCGGTGGGCGGGTCACTGGTCGCCTCCGCTGATGTACCGGTAGCCGGTGCTGGTGGGGCGGAAGCGGTCGAGGCGGATGCGGGTCCGGCGAACGCCGGGCAGCGGGACGGGTTCGCCAGCCGGGGTGAGGGCGACTCGCCGGACGGTGGCGTGGGTGTCGTCGGTGCGTTCGATCCAGACGAGGCGGTTCTCGGTTCGGGGGTCGTTGTCCTGCCAGATCTGGCCGGTGGCGGGGGTCGGGGTGTCGGTCACGTGTTGCTCCTGGTGGTGTGGCCCGCCCGGCAAGGCGGGCTTCTGGCGGGCTGTGGGAGGGCGTTGCGGTGCGAGACCCGCGCGGGGTGCTGTGCGGCCGGGAGAGGGCCGTGTACGCCCCGCGCGGGGTGTCAGGCGGACGGAGCGGCGGCCGGCTGCTGCTTGCACTTGGGGCAGCTGCAGGCGTCGGGCGGCGGGGTGGGTCCGGTGGCGGCGGTGCCGAGGGGCCAGGCGCCGGGGTGTGCGATCCGGTAGGCGGGTTCCGGGACGGCGGCCAGGCGGGGCTTCGGCTTGGGTGCGCGGCCGGTCAGGAGCCGCAGGTACTCGGCGAGGTCGCCCTGGGCGCGCAGTTCCGCGATGTCCTGGGGGGTCAGCTCGGCTATCACATCTCCGCCATGTCCACGAAACGGGCGTAGTGGAGCTGGGCGGCCACCGTGATGGTGGCAGTGGGGCCGCCGCGGTGCTTGCCGACGATCAGGTCGGCCTCGCCAGCCCGCGGGGACTCGCTGTCGTAGGCGTCCTCGCGGTGCAGCAGGATGACGATGTCGGCGTCCTGCTCGATGGCGCCGGACTCGCGCAGGTCCGAGACGAGTGGGCGTTTCTCCATGCGCTGTTCGGGGCCGCGGTTGAGCTGGCACAGCACGACGACGGTGATGTTGAAGTCGCGGGCGATGAGCTTGAGAGCTCGCGAGATCTCAGCGACGGCCTGCTGCCGGGTCTCGGCCCGCGGCGCCTGCATGAGCTGCAGGTAGTCGACGATGACCAGCCGCAGCCCGCGGGTGCGGGTCAGGTTGCGGACGCGGGCCCGCAGCATGGGCAGGGACAGGAGTGCCCCGTCGTTGATCCACAGTGGTGCTTCGGTGATGGCCGGCACGCGCCGGATGGCGCGGGCCATGTCCGTGTCGGACACCGTGCCCTGCTTCAGGTGGTGGTGTGGGATGCGGGCCTCCGCGCACAGAATCCGGTCCGAGAGCTCGCCCTTGGACATCTCCAGCGACTCGACCAGCGTCGGGATCTTGTTGCGGATTGCGGCGCCGCGGGCGAAGTCCAGCGCGACGGTGGACTTGCCCATGGCGGGCCGGGCGCCGACAACGACGAGCTGGCCGGGAGCCCACCCGCCGGACAGCAGGTGGTCGAGGTCGCTGAAGCCGGTGGGGATGCGGTCGTCGTTGGTGGGCGGGGTGACGGCGCGCTCCAGGCTGTCGCCGAGGAGGTCGCCGATCGGCGACAGGTCGGCGTCGTCGCTGGGCCGGACCACGCCGTCCAGCTGGCCTTGGAGGGTGGCCACGTCCCGCTCCGGGTCGAACGCGGGGCTGGTGCCCTTGAGCATGGCGTCGTAGCCGAGGGCGACGACGCGGGCAGCGACCGCCTTGGCCGCTACCCGGTCGGCGTACCAGTGGGCGGCGCCGGGGTGAGCGTAGTCGTACAGCCGCATCACCTGCTCGACGGGCGGCACCCGGGTGGGCATGCGGCCCTCGGCATGCCAGGTCTCCAGCTGCCGGTGTACGGCCAGGTGCCGGGGCTCGCCGTCACGGAACTCGGTGCGCAGGTGCTCGACGGCCCACCATGTCCAGCGGAGCCAGTCGGTGGTGATGTCCGCGGGGTCGAATCCGTCGGCGCCGAGTTCGTCGATGACCGCGGGCTGCTGGATGGCGGTGGCGACGAGGACGTGCTCGGCCTCGACGTCGCGGGGCCTCTCGGGCAGTGCCGGCGCCGGGGCGGCGGAGGCCTCGTCGGGCGCCCACATGTCGGTGTCGGTCGTCATCACGCGGTCCTCCGGCGGTCGTGGCCCTTCATGGGGATGAGCTGGCACATTTCGGCGAGCCGGGAGGTGACCCGGTCGCCGAGCCGGCTGCTGAGTTCCGCGGGCGACACGTTCGTGGTGAGCACGGTCGGCAGGTGGTGCTCGTACCTGTGGTTGATCAGCCGGAAGTTGATCTCCTCGGTGAATTCGCTCGCTCGCCGCTCGGCACCGAGGTCGTCGACGAGGAGCAGGGGGGCGTCCCGGTAGCGGCGGAACTCTGCCTCGCTGTCGACGCCGTGGCGGGGCCGGAGCGCGGCGTACAGGTCCGCGGCGGTGGTCACGGCCCAGCGGGCGGCCACCCCGCTCACTGCGATCGCGCGCATCGCCCCGTAGGCCTGGTGGCTTTTGCCGACGCCGGTCGGGCCGAGCAGCAGCAGCGACGGGCCGCGGGTGACGGAGGCGATCGGCCCGCCTCGTTCGGCCTGGGCCTGCTTGGCGGCGGCGATGAGGGCGTCGATCCAGGCGTGCACTTCGGGCAGGGTCGGCACGGCGGTCCGGTAGTGGTGCGGCACGAGTTCGGCGGCCTGCAGGTAGGTGTGGCGGGCGATGTTGGCGGGGTGGTGCGGGTCGAAGTCGCCGGTGGTCAGCCAGTCGGGGTCGAGGCCGCGGCTGGCGAGCAGCGGGGCGAGGTCGTGGCCTCGCAGGCTGGAAGGCGGGATGTACTGCATCACAGCTCCTGGTCGTAGACGGACTGGTCGATGGGGTTGCGGTACGGCTGGTAGCCACCGGAGACGGCGCGCAGCGTGGGTGCTGAGCCGGCCGGGGTTTCGGGCAGGCCTCGCCAGCCGGGGAGGAAGTAGCGGGCCGAGTACGGCGGGGTTTTCGACGACTGCCAGACCCGCTCTGCGTATTCGACGAGCACCGGGACGCTGCGGCTGTGGACGAGGCCGACGAGTTCGTTCCACTCGTCTATCTGCATCTGCCAGCTGACGCGCATCCCGCGTCGGGTCATCTCGTCGATGAGGGGCTGAACGACACGGAGGGCATCCGTGTCTGCTGCCGTGCTTCGGCCACCGGGTTCCTGATGTAGATGGACCTCATTGGACCGTTTAGGTCCGTAGGAACTCTTGGGGGGCTGTGTGCCCCTAGCTATGGGGTTCTCTGCCCCTAGCTCTAGGGGCTGTGTGCCCCTAGCCTGGGGGCTCTCTGCCCCTAGCTCTGTGTCGACTAGGGGCTGTGTGCCCCTAGCTTCGGTGTCCTCTGCCCCTAGCTCATCTCCGTCCATTTCGGGCACGGTGACGCCCGTCGGGATCGTGAGCCGGTAGCGAGTCCGTGCCTTCTTCGTGCGGGCCTCCACCGGGTCGGGACGGTCCCGCTCGACCCACTCCGCCGCCTCGAGCTTGTTGAGGTGTCGGCGGACAGTGGACCTGTCCATGCCGGTGGCTTTCTCGAGGGTGGAGAGGGACGGGGTGAGTCGCGCCGGGATGACACCCGTCTTGACGTCCGCCCAGGTGGCGAGTGTGAGCGCGAGCAGTCGTGACAGCGGCGCGAGGTCGCTGCTGCGGACTGACCGCTCGTACTCGAACCTGCTTGGCATGAGGACTCTCTTTCGGGCTGCTGAGGGGTTTGGACGCGCGGAACTAGGGCGCTTGGGGAGGTCTGTTCAACCCCTCACTGACGTAGCTATGATAGCTAAGAAAGCTACGGAAGCTAAGGGGACTACAGTGACCATCGCGGCTATCAGCTACGCTGTAGCTATGAGCGACCGGCCGACCGTGCACCGCAACCAGATCGCCGAGGCACGCAACGTCCTCGGCGAAGTGATCGCACGCGCTCGCTTCGCCGGCGAACCGACGATCCTCATCAACCGCCGCAAGGAAGCGGCCGTGATCGTCAGCTACGAGGACTTCGCCACCCTGTGGGAACTCCGCAATTACCTGGAGGAGCTGCAGGCCAGCGACTCGCCCGACGCGAAGCACAAGGCGCGCATCCTCGACGAGGCCCTGGCGCTCGCCAAACGCCGCGCTCTCGACTCGACCTGACACTCGACCTGACACGTCTCCGTCCTTCCTGTGAGGCCCCGCGGTTGCGGGGCCTTTGGCGTGCGCGGGGCTGGCCCTAGGCAGCGGCCGACTTGGTGGCGGCTTGCCGGCAGGCTGGGCAGACAGGGGTGCGCAGGGTGTGGTGGGCGCGGCGGCCTCGAGGGGTGCCGCAGTGCCCAGTCCAGTCGGGGTGGGCGTTGGGGTCGTCGATGGTGTCGTCGTCCCATGCGCCGACCGGGGCCCAGCCGTTGGCGGCTGCGTGCCTGCGGGCGCGGGTGACGCCGGCCGGGGTGGCGCCGTGCTCGAGCGGGTTGGCGCGCCACAGCTGGTCGTAGAGGGCGCGCACGGCGAGCGCCCGCCGGACGAGGACGTGCTCGCACTGGAGCATGGCGCCGAAGTTGCTGGGGGTCATGCCGAGCCGGGCGGCGAGGTGTTGCTGGGGCCAGCCCGCTGCAACGAGGGCGTGGATGCGGCGCCGGGTTCCGGCCGGGTTGATCAGGGTGGAGGGTGCGAGGTTCTCGAGGGTGGGCTCGACGGCCAGGACCGCGGCGGCGAGTTCGGGGCGGACCCTTTCCTGCGGTCCGGTGCCGCGCTCGGGACGGCCGTGAAGTACGGCTTGGAGCCGCTTGCGGTCGACACCCGCAGCTTTGGCGATGGCGCGCAGGCCCATGCCGCAGGACTGCAAGTGCTGGATGTGGACGCGGACGGGTTCGGCGTCGACGTAGGGCTGCCAGGTGCCGGCGGTGATGGCCTTGGTGCGGTTCTCGTCGTACTGGCTGCGGGCGAAGGCGCACGTGTAGCAGCGGCAGCCGTCGAGCCGGTAGCGGGCGTAACCGTGGGGTCGGGTGTTCATGCGGCGGCCTCTTCGGGCTGGGCGGGGTAGCGGTGGAGGGCTTGCTGGAGGTGGCCGCGGGTGACGCCGAGGCGGGCGGCGGCTTGCTCGGTGTCGAGGCCGTAACTGAGGAGCTCGCGGGCGTCGTGGGCGAGGTCGGCCTCGCGAGTGGTGGCGCTGGCTCGGGCTCGGACGAGTGCCTCGAACCGCCTCTCCGCGGTGAGGTGGGCGTGGTCGACCTTCCACCGCTCGTGGGCCTGCTCGCAGCGCTCGCACCCGGGGATCTTCCGTAGACGGTGCAGCCACCAGCCGTGGTCGGTGCCGCAGTGCCCAGTCCAGTCGGGGTGGGCGTTGGGGTCGTCGATGGTGTCGTCGTCCCATGCAGCCGGGGGTGCCCAGCCGTGGTCGCGGGCTACGATGCGCACCTTTTTGTAGGTGCCGTCAGAGATGCCGTGCTGGCGGGGATCCTGGTTCCACAGCCGGTCGTAGGCGGCGGCGACTGAGACGGCGGTGGTGCCGTAGACGCTGGTCTGGCGGAGGATGGCGTTGACGTAGGCGGGGTGCAGGCCGATGTAGGGCCCGAGGCGGAGCTGCGGCCAGCCGTTGGCCATGAGCGCTTGCAGGCGGCGCTGGGTTCCGGTGGGGTCGACGCGGCCGGTGACGACGTTTTCAGCGCGGACGGAGAGGATGCGGCGGAGGTTCTCGTAGCGGATCTGTTTGGCGGGGCCGCGGCCCGCGCCACGGGTGTAGAGGAGGCCGCTGACGACGGCGCATCCCACGTTGGCGTGCTTGGAGATGCGGACGATGGAGACGCCGGCTGACATGAGGTGGCGGACGTGGCGGCGGGCGGGCTCGGCGTCGACGAGGGGGCCTTTGGCCGGGTTGGAGCCCACGACTTCTCCTTTCGGGTGGTGGGTGCGGTGTTGGCGGGTCTGGCACGTGGTGGGGCCGGTCAGGCGGCCGGGGTCCGGTAGGTGGGGGTGCCGATCCACTGGCGGCAGAGGGATCGGTGGACGGTGGCGCGGGCGGAGGGGACGACGCCGTGGTGCTGGATGACTCCGGCGCGGGCGGCGGCGTTGAAGGCGGCGCCCCAGCGGGCCGGGGAGTCGGGCTCGTCGACGAGGCCCTCGGCGATGAGGTCGGCCGCCTGGAACGGCGTGCCGCGGCGGGCCATGGTTTCTATCGCGGCGCGGCAGGCGGTGGCCCAGTCCGGGCTGGTGTTGGCTTCGGCGCGGGCGATGCCTTCGGTCTTGGCGGCTTCGGCGGCGGCCGGGGAGACGACGCCGAGGACGGGTTCCATGGGGATCTGGAGCTGCGTCATTGTGGTCTCCTGGTTCCGGGAGCCGCCCCGATTCGGGCGGGGCGGCTCCCGATCGGGGTGGGGTCAGATGGCGTCGAAGAGGGCGGCGGCGAGCGAGTTGTCGGCTGACCGGGGTGCGGGCTACTTCTTGGTGGGGGTGGTGGCCGGCTTGTCGGCCTTACCGCCGATCAGCTCTTCGGCGGACACGCGCGGAGGCGGGAACTCCTCCTCGGCCGTGACCTCGCCGCGCTGGATCGACTTGTAGATGACGATCAGCTGGGCGACGTCGTGCTCGGTCCACTTCCCGGACGGCCGCTCCAAGCGGTGCTCGATACGGTCGACGGTGACGCCGATACCCTCGAACGCCTTGATGGCGTCGGCGATGCGCTGGGCGAGAGGCTTGCCGCCGCCGTCCCGCAGGGTCTGGGCGCAGAGCTCCTTGGCTTCCTCGACGAACCAGGGCGGCAAGATCGCGAAGATCGCCTCACGGACGCGGCGGGCGCCGTTGTTGGCGTTGTTCTCATAGATCTCGCGCATGTCGGTGAGCTGCTTGGCGCCGTTCCTCGTGTCGCGGCGGTGCGGGACGATGAACGTGCTGCTGTTGCGGGAGTTGGTCTGCACGTCCCAGGCGAACGCCTGCATCTCGGACTGGCCGTACTCGTCGTCGCGGCGCATCTCAACGAGGCCGTACTGGACGTTGCCCCAGCAGCGGGCCAGTTCGCGGGCGAGGTGGACGGACGGGCCCGTGACGGTGGTGCCGCCGCGGCTGTACCGGTAGAAGGCGCGCTCGGCGAGGAACATCTGCTTGCAGGATTCGCGCATCTCGGCGACCGCCTGCTGGATGTTGCGGGGGCACTGCTGGGCGACGACGACCGCAGCCTGCACTTCGGCGGCGGCCCTCGACTGTTCGACGGCGGTGCCCTGTCCGATGCGGGCCGGCGTGGTGGTGGAGGGGATGGGGATGGGCTGGTTCACGTGAGGTACTCCTGTTCGTCGCGCTTCTCTGCCCAGGCGGGCAGGGGCAGGTAGGTGATGCGGTCGTTGAAGCCGGGCCAGATGCCGGTGCGCTGGCATTCGGCGTAGATCTGCAGGGCGCGGTCGTTGCGGGCGGCGCCCAGCTGCAGGGCGGGGAAGTCGAGCTCGACCAGGTGCACCAGGTAGGGCGGGGTCTTCGCCTGGAAGACGAAGATGAACGCGGGTTCCTGGTCTCCGGTGAGGCCGAGGGCTTTGACGGCGTCGATGTACCAGGCGGCCTGTGCGTGGTAGCCGTGCTCGTACACGGTGCGCTGCAGGGCGCTGGGGTCGACGGCGCGGGCGGTCTTGTAGTCGGCGATGATGAGCCGACCGTTGTCCTGGCGGTGGGGCATCCAGTCGGGGCGGGCCCGCCGCCACACGCCGTGCCGGTGGTCCTGCCAGAACAGGGACTGTTCGGCGACTCCGTTGCCGGGGGTGAACAGGGGCCCGGCGGTGGGGTGCTGGCGGATCGCTTCCGCCATTGCCTGCACCTGCTCGTACTCCTTGCGGAGCAGCGGCGTCTTGCCCTCGTCGTAGGCCAGGTCGCGGAGTTCTCGTGCGGCGACCTTCTTGTAGTCGGGGAAGTCGATGACTTCGAGTTCGGGGCCGTCGCCGAGGACGAGCATGTGGGCGGCGTGCCCGAGGTCGAACTCGCGCTTGTGGGGCTGCTGGTTGTCGCGTTCCCACTTGAAGAGGGCGGGGCAGCTGGGGTCGAGGAGCTTGCGGGCGCCGGAGGAGGAGAGGCTGCCGCCGGGGACCGGGTCGGCGTGGTAGACGTCGATCGGCATGTCCGGGTAGATGCCGGGCTGGGTGACGACCGGCGCCTCCGTCTTCACCGCGGTCACTGCTGGTCTCCGTCGGCGCAGGTTTCGCAGAGGCCGTCGCGGGTGAAGGGGCCGGCGGTGTCGCCGCAGCGGGTGCAGGCGAGCGGACCGGTGCGGTTTATGGTGGTTTCGGTGTGCATGTGAGTCTCCTGAAGGTGTGCGGGGTGGTGGCCGCCGCCCCGGGAGGGGGTGCCGCGGGGCGGCGGCCTGAGTGGCGGCGCGGAGTCGGGGGGTGGGCTCGACGCGCCGCCGGCTGGGGTGGCTTCGGGTCAGGCGGCAGGCCTGCTGCAGGCGAGCCTGTCGCGCTCGTCGGGGGTGAGCCCCCCGAAGATCCCGTGCCGGCAGTCCTCGATGGCCATCGCCTCCTCCAGGCACTCGGCCTGGACCGGGCAGTCGCGGCAGACGGCCTTGGCCGCCTCGGTCGTCATCGGGCTGGTGGAGAAGAACAGCTCCACGTCCAGCCCTCGGCAAGAAGCCTGGGCGGCCCAGGTGAGCCGGGGCTTGCGGAGATACAGCAAGGCCTTCACGCCTCCCCCTCGTTGACGATGCTTTCGCGGTTGTTGGTCGCTTCGCGCGCTTCCGTCTCCTCGCCGGCGAGGAGGCGCTTCACCACGCGCCAGATGTGCCGCTGGTTAGGCCGCCGTCGGATCCGCTCGTCGATCCAGGCCCGCATCTGGATCTCGGCGGCCGGGCAGTCGACGGCGTGCTGGTAGTCGGACCAGCGGCGGTAGTCGCTGTGCTCTCGCTCCGGCGTCAGACGACTGGTCATCGGGCGCCCCCCTCTCGGCGGGCGTTGGCGTTGCCGTCCTGCCGGGCCTTCAGCCAGGCGCTGAACAGCTCGTCCAGCGCCTCGTCACGGGCTTCCTCGTCGGGGAGGCAGTCCCAGGCGGCGCGGGCAATGTCGATGTCGTCCACGCCGGCCGGGTTGGCGCCGCGCAGCTCCTCCTCCGCTTCGGCGAAGGCCGCCTGCCACATCGACGGCCGCGGGACGCCGACGGTGATCTCGGCGAACACCTTCAGCGGGTCGGTCACCGGCCACCCCCGGCGGTCAGCTGCTCGACGACGTGCACGGCGTACTTCGTCCACAGGTAGCGGCGGCCCTTGCCCTCCGGGCCCTTGCGGCGCTGCATCAGCCGCCAGACCTCGCCCGGCAGGTACTCGTCCCAGCGGTAGTCGTAGTCGTCGGCGATGCCCCACTGGGTCCAGCGGGCCAGTGCGTGCTGCTGTGCGACGTCGAGGCTGGCTGCTGCCGCGATCGGCAGGCTGTCGCCCATGACGATGTAGGCGGTCTGGGATGATGGACTCACGGTCCACGCTCCTGTTCTTGGTCGGGTTCGGGTGGTGTGGATCAGGCCGTCTCGGGTCGCGTCCGGGGCGGCCGCTTTGCGTGCGGGTCAGCCGGCGTGGCGGGCCGACTCAGGCGGCCTTGTTGAACGGCTGGACGGTGAACTGCTCCGAGATGGCCCGGATGTTCATGCCGGAGAACCAGATCCGGTTGCCGTTGTCGACGTAGGGAATCGCCTTGCCGTTGGCCAGCTTCAACAACTTGTGGACGCTGAACGGCAGCCACTCGGCCGCCTCGGCCGGCGTGTAGTGGAAGTAGGCCCCCTCGGGGGTGCCGGGAGCGGGGATCTCGTCGCGGATCTCGAATCGGGTGGGCGGCCGGCGGCGCGCGGGGGCGTCCTGCCGCTTGTTCGTGGCCCTGGGGGCGGTCACGGTGCTCACGGAGTCTCCTGATGCGTTATGTCGGCGGGAGTTACGCCCAGCGCGTCCGCGACTTTCTGGATGTTCGCGTCGCCCAGCCCGGCGAGTCCGCGCTCCACACGGGACAGGTGACCTCGGTGGATTCCCGTCATGGCTGAAAGCGTGCGTAGGCTCATGTTGAGAGCCTTTCGTCTGTAGCGGATAGCGCTGGCGTGCGGTCTCACGCTCTAGAACGTAGCCGCATGCAGCGCCTTGCGCAAGCCTTATTAGAGCCTTAGTAGCTCTTTAGTAGAGCATCATTCGGCTAGGTGGTGCGCCTGAGCCGCCCTGTGCTACATGCGCCTCATGCAACCCAAACGCTCCGTTTGAGAGCCCGAGCGCAGGTCAAACGGCCGAGACCTTGCTAGGTGGTTGCATGGATGTAGTGCATGATGGGGTTCCATGGACCGACAGCGAGCGTGGCGCACTGAAGACTGGGTGCGACTCGGCCGCGCATTCGCGGCCAAGCGAGAAGAGGCCGGATACACGCAGGTGAGCGCTGCCGAAGCCCTTGGCGTCTCCCGCTCCCCCATCCAGGCCATCGAGAGGGGGCGCCAGTCGAACGGCCAACCATTCACAAAGGTCACACAGACCATGCGTGCCTACGCCCAGCTGATCGGCTGGACACAGGACAGCCCTCAGCGCATCCTCGACGGCCAGGAGCCGGTCAAGCCGCCCGCCGAGCCCGCACTACCCGCAGCCGACACGGACGAGTCACGGTACGGCCTGCCAGCGGCAGTGGACCGCGAGCTGCGATCCGGTGAAACACTAGACCACGCAGTGGTCAACCTGGGCAGCGAGACCGACGACGACACTCGGCTCATCGTCGTCTTGAAGGGTGCGGAGAACCTGACCGAAGAAGAGATCGACAGGCTGTGGCAGAAGTGGCGTCGGGCCCGGCGCCAGCTGCAAGCCATCCCCAGCGAGACAGACACCCCACACAACACCTGAACATCTTCTTCACAAGCGGTCGACGCTGACTCAAAAGTGTGCTTGTATCTACGCACCGTCACCGAGAGGGGGCACTGCTCGGATCGGGGAACTACGCATGTCGGTCATGCAGGTTGAGCGCATACAGGGGGAGTACAGCGAGCCGGAGATCATCGATCTCGAAGACGGCTGTCTGGTTAGGATCCACGAGGAAGACATCAGTGAAGACGGCGTGAAGGCGCTGTCCAAGCTACTCGCTGAGCAGGCCAAGCGCTGGGAGCCTCGGCCTGCTGGCTCGCACCTTGGGCCCATTATCCCGGTCCGCTGGATAGTCTCGGATCTTCCTGCTCCGTTCGTCATCGGAGTCGAAGACAGCCCGGCCTCGATCACCTACACGGTCGACTCGTCCGTCCTGAAGCATCGTGCCGCAGTGCGCCTCGGCCGGCTCGGCACCGCACTCTCCCCGCGTTGGCACCGTGTACCCGAAGGGTGCCTGGAAGGCCAGACTAGGTCCACTAGCTGATCACTAGGGGGCACCATGGCCTACGCAGAGAAGGTCTTCAAGGTCCGAGACGGCAAGAAGACCAAGCAGTTCACGTGGCGGGCGCGCTACAAGCGGCCCGACGGAAGCTGGGGATCAGAGCCCGGCTTTCCGACCAGAGCCCTGGCGAAAGAGTGGGGTGAGCAGCAGGAGGCGGCTATCCGTGAGGGCCGCTGGGTCGACCCTGGACTGTCCCGAACGCGGTTCGGCGACTTCGTCCACGAGTGGATGGCTGCACAGAAGCCGCGCGGCCGAACCACGATGAATCGGTGGGAACGGCTGGAAGCTCACATCCTGCCGCGATGGAAGGACACTCCCTTGATCGCCCTGAACTGGTTCGATGTGGAAGCGTGGGCGCGTGAGCTTGCGGTCACCGTGGCTCGCAGCACTGTGCGGGACTGCGTACAGCTGATGAGCCGCATCGTCAACGGTGCGGTCGACAAGCGTTATCTGACCGTGAATCCATTGGCCGGTCGACGCCTGACCGGGCTGCCGGCCGACGTAGCCAGGAAGAGGTCGCACGAGGAACAGGTGGCTCAGCCGGAGGTGGTGCTGCAGCTCGGCCGCCGCCTTGGCCCGGTGTACGGCCTCCACGTCATCACCGCTGCATGGACGGGGCTGCGCTGGGAGGAGCTCGTCGGCCTGCATCGCCGGAACACACTGCTCGAGCGCAGGCAGAAGCACGATGGCAGCGTGTTCACCTGCCCCATCATCCGCGTGGACAAGGAAGAGGGCGCGCTCGCCGAGTACTACGTGCGCGACGCCGACGGCCGACGACAGGTATATCGGGCTCTCGAACCGCCTAAGAACGCCAGGAGTGCGCGAGACGTCGACCTGCCACCGTTCCTGGCGCAGCTCCTTCAGGAGCATTTGTCGGACTGGCCGCACGACTTCGTGTTCACCACACTGAAAGGCAAGTGGTGGTGGCGGAGTCATTGGTTCGAAGTGCTGCGTCCCGCCGCGGACGGCAGGGCGGCGCGGCCGAAGGCGCGGGGCGCGGCAGTGAAGGACGCCTGGGAGCCGATCGCACCCGGGCTGACGATGCGGTCCTTGCGGCACACACACGACTCATGGCAGGAGGAGATCGGCGTGGCGCCGACGCTTGGGTACGAGCAGATGGGGCACAAATACCCTGGCATCAAGGGGACGTACCGGCATCCGACGCCACGGATGCGTAAGCAGCGGTTGGAGGGGCTGCAGGAGCTGTACGAGCGGGCGATGCGGAACCTGGGCTGGAAGAGCATCTGGGAGTGCTGATCCCCTAAAAATCTCCTAACCGATCAAGTTCCGACGTGTACCCGTCAAGTACTCGGCACATCTTGCCTGGTCGCCGCCCCTTCGGCGATGCGTTCGTGGTGGCGGATCACTTCAGCGATGATGAAGTTCAGGAACTTCTCCGCGAAGGCCGGGTCGA